GAGTTTGATTGTAAATAGGCTTTTCAGTAATTACATAACCCTCGTCTACAATATCTTGAATAAGCTCACCCTCATTTGTAATTCTAGTAAGGTGACCAACTTTACGCTGAGACTTCCAGTAAACAGTTGTTACACGCAGCATAAATGCATCTGCAAAGTCAAACATGTCTTCTGATTCTCCAAGAATAGAATTCAGTACGTCACCATTTTGATAGTTAGACTGATGAGTAGCCATAAACTGGCGATAGCCAAGTGAACCACCTTCTAAGCTATTCCACTCAGGAGACTTTGTAGCATCGTAGAAAGTTCCATCATTTTGATATCCTGAAATGGCATATCCAGCTGAACGTACAGGATAAATAGCTTCAAGAGTTTTAAGCTCTTCGTCATTCATCAAATAACCGTATTTATCAATAACGTCAGATACGGTCATCATATCAATCTTACCGACATAGTTACCTTGAGATATATAACGAATGTCCGGTGACTTATGGTAGAATGTCAATGCAGGATTCCAGAGTTCAATCTCATAGTCATCCTCATTCATTTTAAAATGCCAAAATTCTCTATCCGTAATAAGCATATCACGGAATCCTCTTTCTTCTAATTCTTGAAGCTTAAATCTTTCCTCATCAACGTTTAATTGGTGAGTTGCCCATTCTTCAACAAGCGATCTATAGTCTTTAGAGAAGAAGCTCTCAATCTCCGGAAGTGTCTTAAGGTTTTGTGGATCTCTAAGTTTTGCAACTTCTTCGGAATTTAAATCTACACCTTGATTATAGAGTTTAGAAAGCAACTTCATCTCCGCATCAGCAAGCAGAGTATCTTCAATCATTCCTCTTTTCATTTCATACATTTCATTGTATGAAAGATCATCTACTGCTCTAAAGGTTACTCTATTCTTTCTTTTTGCAAATTCACCAACAAGAACATTAATAACGCTTGGGATGATAGGATAAAACTTAATTTCAAGTGCTGATTCGTCTTCTTTAATCAGCGTATCAACGAGATCTGCATATTCGTTATCAGGTTCAATAATATAGTCAGTCTTATCAATGATACCTTTAGCAAGCTTATAGTTTTTAAGAAGTCTTCTAGAGTTGCGTTTAAGCTGCTTTATACCTTGCCACTCGTACCAATCTAAATTCCAAGCAGCCCATTCTTCATCTTTTTCTTTTTTAGGAATAAACTGAATGGGTTGTGTAAGTGTACCAGACTTTGTATAGTCTGCTTTGGCACCCTTTTTAAGATCTAACGCGTTGTAAATTTTCATAACTCATTGTGTGTATGACTCCCGTAGATCATTGTGTACTCAATGCCATCCTGCTCTGATACATACACATACGCTAACGATGTGTAATTAGAAGTGGTAGTGAAGGCTGTAAACATCATCTGTAATTCTTAAACGGGTTACGGGGTTTACCAATAGCAGAGCTTCCCATATGTCTAAACGGGCTCATTTTTAATTTATACAAATTATCTGACTTATCCAAGTTTTTTATTGTAGACTCTTGTCTTTTCGCGTATCCTCTGTTAGATTGTTGAACCTTTGCAAAGGCTATTAATGCAGAAAAAGCAACAAGTCGGTCAACGTTTAGTCCTGGATAATAAGACATCATTTCTTTTAACAGCATTGGATCCGGTATACGTTCTACACCATAAGTAGTACGTACAATGGTTCCATCTGACTTGGTTGCTATGTCAATCTCTTCTTTAAGATATTCAATAGCATAAGAAAGCAGGTGACCTTTAAACAAAGTTCCTGTGTTCTTCCAACCATATTCTTGGAATACATTTGCATTTGAACCAATATCTTTTAGGAACAACATCTGGCTTTTAGGAACTAGATACTTTTGTTTGCGTCTAGAAATCATGTACTGAATAAATAGTGATACGTTGTTTTCTACAACAGTCCACGCATTGTACCATTCAATAATTTTTTCTAACTGCTGGTGTGTTTTGTTCAGATCATCGTATCTACCACACCATGAAGCAACAATTTTATCCTGCTCAATAAAGCTCTCTATGCCGTTTTCTGTTTCACGGGTAACCTCCACTGGGTTCTTATATACAAAAATGCTACAGAGAGACTCTGAGGTGGTTGTTTTACCTTCTCCTACAGGGTCAACAGAGGCATAGTATGTAGCAAAGTCAGAATTAGGGGCAGGTCTTTCATAAACCACAAGTACTCCCGTCTTATCTTCTGTCTTTTTAGAAATAGGAAATTCACGAATCGGCAATTTTCTAGACTCTTTTGCTAAAATTTTTCCGTCTTCTCCGTATTCTAGTTCTAAAAATTCAAAAGGATACTCTTTTTCTTCAATTCTTTTTAATTGAGCAGAAACCAAATTTGTTGGAAATACAGATATTTTTCTATAGGCAAACGCCTCTTGAATGTTTGTAGGTTTCTGAGAAATACGCAACTGGTATTGTTCAGGAGGAAGATTTTTCTTCCACTTCTCTCTTTCTACTTGTATTGCCTCAAGAGCAGATTGCACAAGTGAGTTACCCCAATCATCAATATAAGGAGGCATACTCCACTGCTCAGGAATAAAAAGGCCAGCAAGCCCAATGGTACCCTGATCATCAATGAGATTAGTCTCAACAGCGTAGATGTCATTTACTTCGGGATTTAAAATCATTTGCTTAAGAGGCTCACACTGATCCAAATCACCTACAGATCCCGCGGCAATGAAAGTACCAGTAGTAATAAAACCAGACTGAACAGCAGGACGTATGTACTCATACGTTTTATCCATCTTAGGGGCAATGCCAGCTTCTTCATGAAAGAAATAAGTCACAGGTCCACCAACACCAGTTGTTGCATCTTTATCAAATGAAAGACCCTGTATTTTGGACATGAGACCTTTGTTGATCTTTTTGTTACCTACACGAACTTCAATCTTTTGTTCCCAAAGCAATACCTTACCTGGATTACTTGGTCTATACCAAGCAGTGTGTTCGTTTAAGAAGTTTGCATATTCATCAAGAAACTTCCATGAACCCTTATCATTGATATAGTCTTTAAGACTTGCACCAATTTTTAAAATAGCACCTTCTTCAAAATAGTAAGTATTAATCAGCTTACCCATGTGAAAGTAAGATGAGGCTATCTGACGTTTCTTTAAGATGGCTACATGCTTATGTGAAAGCTCTGCCAGCAATTCATACAAGGCCATGTGATACTGAGCATCACGCACTTTAGCAAAACCATATTTTCTTTCCTCCTTATCATAAATAGGTAAGAAGTTTAACCACATATAGTAATCTCTAGTAAGATACCACGTTTCTTTTTTACCTATAAACAAAGCACCGCTTCTGCACTTTTTCTTTTCTCTATCCCAATAGTCTAAAAAATCTTTAGATCTAAACGGGGCATCGGTATAAAAACCGTATTTGTTAAACCTATCAGATTGCTCTTGAAACATTTTAGAGGATTCATCAAAATTATACTGACCCGGCTCTTTAAATAGAGTCAGAATAAATGACCTAAACTCTTCTCTTGTTTCAAAAGGAGTTTCAGACCATTCCCCGTTTTTGTATGTGGGAACAGAAATAAACATCAACCTACAGTTTCTCCAGAAGTAATTGCTCTAAGAAGCGTTTTGATGTCGTTTGCAGACAGAGTATTAATACTGTTTCTGTCGCTGAAGTAATCATTTGAATCCTCACGTTTAAAAGCATACCAAAGCTTTTCGTAAGGATTATAATGAAACAGGTAGTTATAGAAATCTTCGTTCATAATTGGTCATATGCTAAACCCTGTCCACCACGAACAGAGCTTTTTTGTTCTTCTTTTAAATCCGAATAAGCACCCTTAAAGGATGCTCTAATTTGCTCAAACTTAGAAGCAGCGTTTACAAGAGAGTTGATGTTACCATCTCTACCATGTTCAATCTCCGTTGTTTCCATGTATTTAGCAAGTCTATCAAGCATAGAAGCAATTCCTTTGTATGCTCGATATGTTGGTGTTTCATATAATTTTTTACACAAATCAATAGCATTCACAATTGAATCATCGTCTGTGGAAAAATCTGCATCAACTTCTCTGAGAATTAATTCTTCTTTTTCATACTCTAAGACATTAAAGAAAGGATTCATGTCTGGATCAGGGCAAGTCATGTAAAATATATAAGCATAAACTTTACCGGACTCATCACCGTATTGATCCATTATACCTTTTAGAGTGGACAAACTATAACAATGCTCACTAGGAACAACCTTACTATTTTGAATATCAAATAATCTAACTATCATTTAAACTTACTTTTATTGTCTTTATACCAGTTTACTATAGACAGCACCTCATTTTTAAGGTAAGGCAGATCATAGTAAACTATATCTTTTATAATCGGATCTCCTAAATCATTGACCTTTAGTATGGGATAACCGTTGTCATCCTTACCCTCATCTTCAAACATGATATGTTGAAGCATCATAGTACCAGCCTTAAGCTTAGGGTTATGCTTTAATATCATGTACATGTATATGGAAAGCTGCAGATTGTAATGATTAAGGTTACAATCATCAAGATGGCTGACTGGGGGGTTCATCTTTTGAGACACACCCTCCCAGTCTTTAAAGCTCTCAGAACGGATTTCTTTGTTGGTTTTGTAATCCGTAATGTGAACCTTGCCATCTACAACTTCTACTAAATCTGATTGACCGCATAAACCTAAACTCTTCATATAAACAAAGTGCTCTGGGTACATGCCATCCTTAAGCTTTTGATCTGGGGCTATTTTTAGACCTTCTGTGTCACTTAAAGGTTGCATAATAGGGATTACCCTACCATGGCGTTCAATAGTCTCTAGACCGAGAATATCTTCTTCTCTTTGATTGTGGTACCAGTTACCTACACTAATTGCTCTTTCTGATTCAGATTTCCAAGCATCAAGAATTTCTTGCTTGGTCATACCGTACCACTTAGAACGTTTGTTCTTAGAGGATTTCTCAGCAATCTTTTCAGCTTCAAAAGGCTGTTTAAGTTTGCCAATAATTGATGTTACACTAACCCAGGGAATAGACTCTGCAGGGTCAATGCTTACATACTTGTGATCTTCAGGTAAAAACTTAACGGCCATAACTCTCGTAATATTTATCTTCTTGTTCTTCGGTCATCACAGGTTTCCATTTACCTGCAGGACATTCGGAACTTAAAGATCTAAGCTTGAGAGACAAAGAACAGCCACATAATGAACAGCAGGGTTGTGTTCCAGGAACAAAACACTTGTGGTCGTCCATTGTTCTGTTAGGGCACGTAGCACAAATTGCACTTCTTTTTTCATAAACCCTCTCACTTAGTTTGGTTTTAAAAATTCTATATCTAAGACCTTCAAGAATAAGTTTCTTGTTAATCCAGATAGTTTTTAAATCAGCGATTAGCGTTCTTATTCTCATAATGCTCAGATCTTTCTTCCCATTCATCTTTCAAAGTTTGAACCAGTGTCCCAAGTTTTGACAACTTTTCAGACAAAAAGGTAAACTTGTCGTACTCAGAGTATCTTTCTTTATCTAATCTTTCCAGAATCTCTGATGTCTTCTCTATAGATTTTTCTAGTTGCTTATATCTAACCATAAAAGTTCCAAAGTTTTGTACATGAACTCTTACGTGTTCAAGACTACTGAGGTCTTTACGGACACGAATCCAAAAGAAATGCGTCAAGTCTGACACCAACTGCTCTTCTACTTTACAGACTTGAGCAGTTTTCTTAATTGCTGTTCTTGGTTTCCTTGGATTCAATATGAGCAAACTTAAAATCTAACAAAATATTTCCTTCAGCTTGCAGATTAATCTCAGGATGTAATGAAATTCTTTTCTTACTTCTTCCCTTCTTAATAATCAGACCTTTCTTTTCAGCTTTAGAAATAGCATTTCTAGCACTTTGACTAGATTTAAAAATATTCTTATCGGTAATGTTATTACAAAACTCAGTTAACTCTGCTTCTCCTTCAACTCCTAAAGTGGTAAGGCAATCTAAATCTGCAGAGCTAACAATAATGTTACTTAAATAACAATGCACCAAGATTTGAAATTTTACAATCTCCCATCTCGGTAGCACAACCTTCTTAGCTACTTGATTTACTATTGCCATCATTTATCTCTTCTTAAAGTTCTTTTAGGTTCTTCTTCAAAGTCATCATCATCTTCAGGTTCAGGTGCCATCATATTTGCTACAGCAATCTGAGCTTGAAGATTCTTTACGCGCGCCATTTCAATAGCTGCTCTCAACTCTTCATACTTGAGTTGTTTCTCAAGATGAGGAATAATGTCATCATAAAAAGCATCAAGCTGTTGACGCTTTTCTTGCATTTCCTCCTGAGTCATTTCAGGAGTTTCGTACTGTTGCTGATCTTCACTCATACTTCAAAAGTTTGTTGGTACATTATAAATATACGTAATAAGTTTAAACGTTACAAATTTATTGTTACCTTAGTAATAATGGAAAAGACCAATAACAAAACTGAGGAACGTCCGCGGTGTGTATATTGCGGAGAAGATTTGTCTAACAGTTTTACTGCATGGAGAATTTGTTCTTCATGTTTAGTAAAAGAATCCCCAAGAAGAAAAAGATGACTGAGCAAGACATCATCAAGTACGGTGAGATCCAGTACCTAAGAGGTAGACTAGATGAGCTACACAAAGCATTTCCTACAATCACTAACCTAGATAGGTCTAGGAAGATTGACGCAAGGATCCAGAAATACTACGACAAGTTAAAAGCTACTGATGAGGTAGCTTACTGTCTCTATCTAGTGGAGCGTCAAACCCGACAGGTTAGTAAGGAGCGCAATCAAAGAAAAATAGGCGCATTACTGCAGGAAGTATTAAAAACGGATGTATCTGATGAACTGAAGATTAAAATCATAGATCAGCTTGATACATACTAACGTGTAATAAAATGCACAATAAGGCGGCATAATGTCCGTTTAAAGATACATTATACGCAAAAGGGTATAATATTGCCCTTTTACATAACTATTATATGCAATCGGGTATAAATTTGTATTCATGAAGAACACAGTAGAACTTTTAGGATACTACGGATCAGACGTGGTTATTGCACAATCAGCTTGGACAAGTACCAGCAGAGATCTTACAGAGGACAAACTAGCTAGAGTACCACAGCTTCTGGAGATGCTTTGGATCAATGGGCATGAAACTCCATTTGAAAAAGCTAACGTTCACTTTCTAGTTAACTGTGATATAGCCAGTCACATTCATTTACTCAAACACCGTATTGCCAGCATCAACGCTGAATCAGCTAGATACAAAGAACTAAAGGAAGATAAGTTTTACTTACCAACAGATTGGAATGAACGAGGAATCCGTGGATACTGGCATAAAAGACTAGAAGCTTTTTCTACAGAAGCTAACATGCTATATCACGCATGCCTATCAGATCTCACTCCTTCTCTAGGTAGAAAACGCGCTAAAGAGTCTGCTAGATTCTTTAAACTCTACAATTCTCAAATAACAGCAGACGTACAGTTCAACATGAGGTCATTTGCTAACTTCCTTAAGCTAAGAGCTAATGAGCACGCTCAAGTAGAAATCCGTGAGATTGCTCAGGACATGTACGATCTTGTACAGGGAATAGAGGGTAACCCGTTTGAACACACTTTACGGCTGATCAAACCGTAAACAAACGCGCCTATAGCTCAATGGTTAGAGCAACAGACTCATAATTTGTTGGTTGTAGGTTCAAGTCCTACTAGGCGCACAAAGTATTTTCAATATTTTATTGAGAAGACTTGCATAATTCAATTTTTTATTGTACATTTGTAATGTAACCAATAAACAAAAAAGGATTATGAAAATCTCAGCAACGTTCAATGTAACCTTTCAGATCACAGATAGAGATCTGTATGACACATTTGAATCAGACAACTCTGAATGGGTGAACTTCTTGACTGCAGTTCTTGATTCAGTAAGGTACAGTGAAGACTGGACTAAAAAGTTGGTATCCACAGAGGGTGATGAACTCTACTGGGATGAAGATGAAGATCATGGAGAAGCTCAAGTAGATGTAACTATAGAGATTGACTTTGAGGACAATCTTGAATGGTACAGCAATTGGGCATCTGACATGAAGGACTCATGGGAAGTTACCCTACCTGATGACGCTAGTGAGTTTGAAGCTACTACTTTCTTGAACTTGGTAGCTCCGCCTAATGAAACCCCCTATAGAAACGCAGGACCTTTGTGGTCTATCGTAAGATGGGGTACCCTTATCCCTGAGTACAATGATGGAGATGGCTGCTTCTTGGAATATGAAGGAGAAGAGCAGGACATGTACTTGGAGGGAATCCGTAATCTACCAGAGCGTATGTTCTTTTCTAGTGGTCAGTTTACTGATGCAGCCGGAAATGACTTCAACGTATACGGTAGTGATGCATTTGAAGATTTTTATGTTGAACCCGCCTAATACCTTATAACTATGGCATACATTCCTAAAACAATCGGACACAGTGAGAAAGTAGAACTCCTTAAGCAAGAAGTTCTCAGATTAAGCAGGCTTGGATTAAACCCCCGGCACATTGCTACTAAACTAGACATCCCCCCTCATTCTGTATACAACTACAAAACCATGTTGCAGAAAGATGGATATGATGTTTCAGCCAAACTGGAGACAGAGCTTACTAGAGCAGACAAGATCGTTAAGACCAAAGTTCTGAACTACTACGCGGATAGAACAATGACCGTACAAGAAGACATTGATCTCAGTGTAGAGGTAAAAGACACCACGGTATTCATACCTCTCCTAGAGGAAGAAAGAAAGAACATCTTAATCTCCTTCAGTGATGAGGGTGTTACTGTATCATGGTAATGCTATTAATGCTAGTCTACCTACTCGGATTTGGGGTAGCACTATATATAACCCATAGGGAAGAAGACACAGAAGACCATGAGAACGTAAGCATGCAATGTTTAGCATGGCCTCTCTTTCTTCTAATGTCTATTTTATTACTAGTGCTTCGTATTCCTGAGTATATTAGCAAACTAGTTAAGAAGCTAGTAAGATAAACCCCCAACCCTGTCAAGAGTTAACCCTGGTAGAAATACTGGGGTTTTCTTTTTTCCGGTAATATGGTACTTGTATGTTTGATGTTCTGGTTGGGTCCTCCTAACAACTCCCCACCTGTCCCTCGGCAAAAGTGGTACCCCCACGGTTGCTAACCAAGTATTTTCCATTCAAACTCTAAAAATCAAAATCATGTCGGAAAAGGTAACAAATTGGGACAATGTCATTGCGTCCATGAACGTCAATGACTTCTTGACTAACGTTGCAAATGGTGCTCAATTGAAGTACACAACCAACGAGAAAGGTAATCCTATCTTTGCAATGCACTACGGTGACAATAAGGGTGTAGCCTTCAAGCTCTTCGGTAAGAATGTTGCAGTAGGCAGCATGTCTAAGTCTGTGTATGAAGAACTGCAAACTGAAGAAAATCCTAACTGGGATAACTACCAGTTTGATGTTGTCAACTCTGAAGAAGCACCTGCTTTGAAGTTGCGTAAAGTAGGCGGACTTGACCTAGCTGCATGGAGCGATCTCTTTTGAGATCGTTCTTTGTAACTAAATAAGTTCACAGAATACCTGAGCATGTATTAAAACTGCTCTAATTAAAAGAAATGTAATTTCTTTCCGAGAGTCTTTGCATTTCTTTTTACAATTTAACCGATTCTTTGCGGTTCTTTCAAAGAATACACAAAATCTTTGCGGATGTTTGTGTGTGTTTAGGTGGGTAACAATCTCTCCCACTATTTACCACTTTGTCACACCTTGGTCATAATACATGCCTATTCAAGCGCATCATATGGCTATAAAACCTTGAACACCATGAAAAAGGTATATCTAGCTCAGAAAGAAGAGTATCGTTCTTCAGAAAAGTATAAAGAATTAGGATCTGTGGTTTTTTACTCTGAGTTCCTTCTTGATACTTATGATTCCTTACGAGAATTAAAGCTAGCTGTCTTTAATAAGTTTGCTCCCGGACGTGAGTACAATGACTGGCTACTTGAAATATGGACTAAAGACTACGGTATTTGTCTCTATGAAGTTGACCTTCATGATGATGACGATATAATCTTTGATGATTATGAAGGCTTTATTATAGTCAACAAGTCATGGTTGGACCCAACGGCGCCCGAATCCATTCTTTCTACCATGCGTAGAATAGAATTATGATCTAACAGCATAGAAAGGACGTGATATTCGTCGTATACCTGAGTATGTAGACAAACTGCTCTTTTTATTTCTAATACTCTCATCACCTTCTAATAATTCAAACCTATGGAAAACATCTCTTACCTCTATGACTATGATGATCAAACCGTCGATTGTCACACCTTCGTTCAACAATCCCTTAATCGCTAAGCCATGAAGACTATTACTGCTATCCTTCTGCGTCAGATTACTCTGATGCTTATGTGCTTTGCTTTTCTCTATGTCGCCGTCTTGTTTTTCGGTGCTGAACCCTTTTACTTTGTCTGGACTGAATCAGAGAAAGCGGTTATGGGAGTGTTTGTTTTACTTAGCTCTGTTATTCTGCATGCCTATTGGTATGATCAGAAGAAGAGTTAATCTATTACCCCGAAATACAGTGTCTGGTAGGCGCACTGTTATACTCTCATGAGTAACTATTCAATTTAGTCTACCACCTTTAGGGTATTCCATTCCCTGACAAGCATGTGGGGCAAAGCATGGTCATCATGACTATGTATTGTGCAGGCGTTAAAATCATGCGTTTAACCGGTTGTTGAGCTAGACAATGACGGGTTATCCTATTTACACTAACAACACACAAAGAAATTCCGGCTACTGTCTGATCAACAGTTAACGGTCCAGAGATGCAGCTCTGTGGTTCAACACATAATCCACTGCATTGGCGCCCTCAAGTCACATTTAAACATTAACATTCTCATGGAAACAAAAAGACCTATAAAAAGAAAGAGAGTTTACAAAGTTTATAGCGAAGAAGAAATACAAATGATTGTAAGTAATTATAATCATAACATTAGCAAGTTCAAAAACTCTAAAGCTCTTGAAAATTTATTAGATCGTCCATATTGGTCTATTTTAGATAAGATGAGGCTCCTTGAAAGAAAGGGTATTCTTACCGTTAGTGTGAGTCCTGTAAAGAAAGGGGCTTCTGAAAACTTTATGTTTACTGTTCTTAACCTTGCGTTGTCTCGCATTGATAAAGAAGAGAAGCAGAAGCTTATCATCAAGCTTATGTCTGAGATATGAATAACTATACGAGAGACCTCAGTTTCTCGAATAGCAAAGACAAAGCACGGCAAGCTGTATTAGAGTTTTTACCCCATGATAGTAAGAAAATAATTAGTTTGCCTGCTGAGTCTTTTGTTTTTGAAGCTCAGGTTAAAATCAAAAGTCCTAAGATAAAGATCTATGGTTATGAGATCAGACGACCTGTCATTACTCGCAATAAGAAAGAACGTTTCTTCATTGCTAGAAACATGCTTAATGATTATGTCTACGGCGATGTCCTTAAAGCGGATCTCTCCACTATAGACTTTGCTTGGTTAGATCTATGCTCTACTCCTAGTTTGGAAGTACAGTCTAGATTCATCACTCAAGCCCGTAACGCAAAACCAGGTTCACGTATTGTCATTACCCTTACTCGTAGGATTCGGAACATGCTACAAGAAAATAAACCTATCGCTACTATAGAGAAGTTTATTGACGTTATTCATGCACTGACTAACGGTAAGGTTGTAAGACAATATGATTACACTAACGGCAGAAGTCCTATGACTATGCTATTTATTCAATTCTGATGAAGTTTAACTTTTATTCAATACTGTTGACGTTTCTCATAACGTTTGCAGTATTCCAGTATGGCCGCACCTATGATGTTGGCGTGACTGTGTACCAACCAGAGTACAATCACGTTGTAAAGAAAGATCTTTGTGAGATAGTACAGGATACCTCAGGTAATACTCTTGCCTTATGGTATCATGGAGATCTCTATGTACTTGATACTGTAACGTTCAAAGATCTATAAACATATTAGCTGAGTGGAGCTCTGGTGTGACCACGGATTATGGGGTGCCACTCCATCCCTTAATCCTATTTTCCATTAACATTCTAAATCATACACCATGCAAGAATTTTCTTTTAAGTATGGCAAGTTTGCCGTGACTTACCATATGAATGAATCTATACCTGTGTTTAACATTAGTATGGATTTTCCAGATGCAGTCTTTACTGCGCATACAGGAGCAGATAATAAAGTAGAAATGAAGTTTTACTTTCGTGCTTCTTACAGAGTCAAGTACTTTCAACAAGATGAATACATTAAGAAATTTGGAGAAAGAGATGTTTATTATCCCTTTATACTAAAGCGTTTAAAGAACTCTACGCCTGAATGGGATGTGAACAATCTTGATTTCCACGTTAAAAATGTTCATGTTGAGCTAATGAGACGCAATGGCGGACTATATACTGGTGCTAGTATGGAAGTTCATTTTAACCTTGATTATCATTATCTAGTTACAAAAGACATCATCGATCTTAAGAAAGCTTTCTCAAAAGCCTTTAACGATTACATGAAGGGTGTTCCTGAGTATGATTCTAAAGCTCGTGATGAAGACAAGCGTCAGTACATACAATCCTTAAAAGAACAGGTTGTTACTAAGTGGCCCTTCTAATCTCGCGCGTATATCCTTAAAACCATGTAGTTATAATACTACTCCCTTTATTCCTAGTATAAGATCTATATGGTTTTATTATATATAATATTATATATTCTTTTTAATGCGCGCGCGTGTAATATAACCAACTATGGCTAATTTCAAAACAATTAAAGTTCCAAATGAAAAACTTTTAGACGTTGCTAGAAAGATTGTTTCAGGCCGTTTAAACGACGATCTCCTTGCGGAATGTATACACTGTTTACTTATAGACAATGAAGCCGCTAGAGACCGTATAATGGGTTCTATGATGGGTATTGCACCAGACTTTACTAACGGCATCAAGAAAGGTGACGTTGTAAAGATTAAAAAAGGTAAATACTTTGTTGAAGACTATGACATTGACAAATGTCTAGATGAAGGTTTGCTAATGCTCAACCCACACAATAATGACTATTACAAGCATTATGTAATAGCCAGGGTTGAACATGTTAGACCTATGAGTGAAACAATTACATTTGATGTAGTTGGTAAGCTGTTAAACGATGATGGTGTTTACAAAACATACTCAGAATGTTTGCCGGCTAATGATGTTGAACTGTTTGAATCTATGTAACATGGCAAAAATTAATCGTTTTCTGTTCTCAGAGTTTCTCGGTGAGTATGTTGATGGCAAATTTGGATCAGTCCGTATTGGCAAAGCATTTCATGAGAAATTTGATTTTGTAAATGATGAAGATCTTTTAAATGAAGAGACTTCATCTGTAGCTATCCGTAAAATATGGTCACGCCATATAGTACAACCTAGCGGTCAGCCTGTTTGGGATGGTGAATCCTAAATTTATAGGATGTCCAAACTGTCCATTCTGTCCATTTCTGTATATTTGAGTATGGAACAGGATGAAACACAAAAGCCAGAGACCAACACTGAACAAGGTGTTGGCTCTGACTTTATCTTTATTTACTGGTGATTACCAGTTATCAAATGATACGACGTGGTAGTGTACTGTACTCAGTTCACAATCAGGGTAGGTACAAGAATGAGTATTAATCTCAGAGGTGTAACTATACGATGATTCAACTGAAGCACATGCGGTCATCAGCGTCATGCCAGCAAGTAATGCAAGTGTCTTCATAATCTAAAGTATTAATGTTAACTTATTGTAAAGTTACGAAAATTTTTATGAGTTTCCTATAAATTTGGGTAACCATTCACAATGGGCCCATAGTTAAACGGATATAACAGTAGCCTTCTAAGCTTCTATTCCAGGTTCGATTCCTGGTGGGCCTACAAACAACCTTTATTCACATGAAAAACAAAGAACGTCTCGGATTTGTTGAGTGGATGCAACATATTAATCACACCAACCAGTCTCCTTCAGCCATTGCTAGAGGTCTTGATAGATTATTAACTTCAGAACCAACCAAACTTCCCAAAGGAATAAAACAATGACAGAGGAACCAGTAATGAGTCCAGAAGAATTACAACTTCATTTAACCATAATTAAACTAGTTGTGACTTCTCAAGTGTTAGTTGAGCTTATTGATGATGTTGAAGGTACTTCAATGTACCGGCAAGACATTAAGTTTCATGCTAAAAACTTGTCCAAAAGACTTTTAAAGACTCTGGATGCTACTTATAAGTTTATAGAAGATCCTGAAAAGGAAGAAACTTATTCCATAGTTGAAAGAGGTTATCGTAAACTTTTAAACACTACAGTCAATGAGCTCTTTGACATCGGTGAAGTTTGAACTTAAATATGAAAGGTTTAACATTGATCGTACTACACCTGGTAAGTGGGAGATTATAACAAGAGTCTTTCTCACTGAACGTGAACGTGAACTTTTCATTAAAAGAATTGCCGATAATGTGCTTGTTGGCAGAATGTGGATTTCTAAAACTATTTAAATTTATGCACTACGCGTCCTTATTAATCCTTATACTTTTTGCTGTAGGGGTTTTATATACATTTATTAAAATGTTACTCGATGAAGATTGAATTTGACAGTGAGTTAATTACTCGG